CTGAGCGTGCTTCTCGTATCGCCTGGTTTGGCGGACGATAAGTTTCTAAGTCCGGACAAAACCGCAGCAGATCCGATCTGCATAGCGGCACCGGCTCTCGCCTCAGCGACCTGCTGTTTCGCTTTTGCTCGCTCCAACAAGTTAGACGTAGCAAGCCGACTGGCCTGCGCCATGCCTGTCTGTGCATCTGCAGCCTGCCCACGGGCTGTGCCGAGCACGCTGGAACCCATAGTGTTCTTAACTGTGTTTGCGGCTTCATCAGCCTTTGTAAGCTGCCCACTAATTGCTCCAGACAAGTCTCCAGACGCATCACTTCTAGAAACTTCTTGATACGAGGGCGTAGACAAAGACTGCATAACATCCGCGTTAGCTCTGCCTCGCAGACCAGACCGAAGGTCTTCTTTGTTCACCTTGTCCCGCATTTCCTGCAGGAGCGGATCGTACTTCTGCTTAAAATAGTCGTACTCCGCCTGAGCAACGGCTGCCGACGCCTTTTCAGACTCGCTTGCTTGGTAGTCCTGTTTCTTAGGCTTACTACTCATAGCTCCCTCGTATAAACTACAGTATCTATAGCCCAACCGTGACTCTCTAGATACCCCATCAACCCAAGAAAGGGAGACCGGGTTTCCAAATAACTATACCCCGCTTCGCGGGCAGCCTTCTCAAAAAACAACTGGTACTTTGCCACTAAACTATCACCTCGTTTCTTAGCCCACGCGAGCCAAAGAAACATCGTCTTCCGGTCCGTGAAGGGGTCAATCTCCGTAGTGGAGATCACGAACCCTTCACTCGTCGTCCACAAAACGGCTTGCTTGTTCACGCAAGCCGCGTAGACATCCTCCGGCCGGTAAGTGAGTGTTTTCGCGTTGCGAATAATCTCCTCAACCCCGTGCCGTACCCAATCCCACTCCCGGCGAATATCAGAGACAACCGGCTCAATAGCCGTTGCTGTACCTGTTTCTCCGCTTTGAAAATGGGGCGTAGACTCCTCCATACGCTACCTTCCTGGCGATGCCAACGTCGGCGTGACGCGCGCGTCGATCGGCAGCAGCAATGCCTTCATTAAAGATCGATCCGTACACCGAAGCACCGGACAGGTCTGTCCATTCTTTACTCGGTAAACGTAACAAACGAAACAATGCTCCATTGACGATAGTGTCGCGATAATCGGACATCAGCTCATCGTCGGCCGACAAAGACGTTTGCGTTGGCTTCAGCTGAACTCGCAGAACCGTGCTCGATACCTTCGTAACGTTCGGTACGGGTACGAGCCAGAACAATGACTGACTGACCTTCACGAAGTACTCAGGGTTCCCGCGATTTGCGGCATCACGCCAACCAGGCTTGCGCTGTTCCAAAAGGTTCGTGCTTATCGGCTCGAGATCGTTGCCGTTGTACACGGCCCACATGATCTTGTGAGCCACGGTGTCGGTCGGCGGCTCGAGGTCGTACTCAAACGTCCCGACGCGTGTGGTAACTGGATCAAGCTCCGCCTGAAGGACTGGTGCTTTCTCGCACAACTCGATGACCGCTGATCGAATGTTGTTTTCGATGAGCGTGTCCGGACAGCCCGGCACCATCGGGATGATCTCAGGCAGCAACGACTCGTACAGAGTTGCCATACCTTGTTACCCCGCTGCTACAGCAACCGGACGTTGTCTAGCGTCGTAGTTAGGGGTCACCATTGCGTCCACCTGACCTTTACCAGTAATAGAAGTCGTGAACAGTTGATAGTGCGACGCCGCACGCTGCTGGTTGCCCGCGTACTCGGCGTCCTTCATGTATGCCATGTAGAGCACATAATTCATCACCGCGTTTGCATAGATGTCTGGGATGTCCAGGTTGCCGTTCTGCGCTACGGTGGTAGGATTCGCCGAATATATAATCTCGACGAACGCGGAATCAGCGGTCGAGACCCCAGGATAAACATAGAAGTTGCGCGGGTTCTGCTCGTCGTAGACGTAGTGTTTGACTACGGTTCCATGAGCGGCGTCGCCCGTAACAGACGGGTTATGCCAATCGGGAGTTTGCGCGTCGAGGATTTCCCGTTGCACGATGCGCACTGCGCGACGGCCGAGTCCGCTAGAAGCGGCCGACATGTTACGGGTAACCCGCAACAAACCGTTGCCGTCGCTAGGGATATCCTGCTTAGTGCCAACAACCAAAGTGACCGTCGTATTCTTTGCCGAAGCGTCAGGCTTGAGCAGCGCGATCTCACGCTGAGCGTCGTTGATCCAGAGTATAAGCTCTCCGACTACAGGCCAGCGAACCCCGGTTGTGTCTTGAAGGGTTGTTTGGATTCTGTCGATAACACTTTGTACGGTAACGGCCATGACCTACCTCACGATTTGATGAATATATCCCAAGCTGCTTCCCGATCTTCAATGCTAACGTTGCGCCCGACAGCGCGGTTTACTGCCGAAGCTTTGGGAGTTCCATCCGCTTTGAAGTCTTCTGGGTCGCCCTGTTCACAGAGCTTCTCAATACCAGCGACTACGTCATCGAGGTTCTTTACGTCCTCGAATTCTTCGATCTGGGGGGAATCTTTGACCGCAGGAGGAGGCGCTTTCGGCGCTTCAAACCCTACCTGTCGGGCTCCCATTTGCAGCGCAAGAATGCCGATCTCGTCGGCTACTTCGCACTCTTCCCCTGGGAAAAACAAAACCACTGCGCCACTGAGTGTGGCAACGCGAATTTCTTTATCCGAGACAACCTTCACGATTGCTCCTGGAGTAGAGAGATGGGGGCCCCCTCCGAAGAGAGGGCCCCCTAAGCGGCTTACTGCGCCGTGTCGAGAGCAACCACGCCGAAGTCCTGCGTGTCTGCCGTCACGTCGCTGTTGTACTTCGGCTTACGGAGACCGAAGATCTTACCAATCGAGATACCAGCTTGGTTCTGGTAGTCGAAGTTATCTTCAACGATATCCGGAAGACCGATGTCAGCCATAGCGAGAGCCTGCGCACCGCAGAAGAGCGCACGAGCGCCCGTCACGTTTGCGTTTGCACCCCACTTGTAGCCAGCTGCGCCAGCGTTCGCCGAGGTACCAGTCGTCGCGCCAGATGTGTTGAACACATGGCGGAACTCGTGGACCATGACGCCGTCGACCATCAGCGAGCTCGAACCAGCAAACAGCTGGTTGCTCGGACCACGGATGCCAGCGTTACGCACGTTGGCGAGGAAGTCCGAATCGAGCTTGAGGGAGGCCATCTGCTGCGGGGTCACGAACATGTGGAAGACCTCATCGTTGCCAGCAGAGCGAACGCCACGGATGTATTGATCCTTGGCATAGGCCTTGATGTCAACGATATGACGGTACTTCAACTTGTCCGTCGCAGTAACAGACGTAGTCGAACCAGCAGCGATAGTGTCACCGGAAACACGGCGATGCCGCGCTGCGGTAGGAGCCGTCACGTCAGAAGCGAACTCGAGGTTCGACAGGTTCTGACCAGACGCCAAGACCGTGCGCAGAGCGCCGTTGGTCTTGTGCGTGTAGGCCACACCCGATAGCGTCAAGAACGCCAGCTGGTCGCAACGATCAGCCAGCGCATACGCGAGGGCGTCACGGCTCTGCTCACGGAAGTTCACCACGCTCTTCTGATCCGCGAGGCGACCGGCAATGCGGTTCGCGAAGCGGAGCTGGTCGAGCTCGATGGTGATGTCGTAAGCGCGGAGCGCCTCTTCATTACCTTCGAGGGTGCTATCGCCAGTCACGCCGTCGCCGGTCATATCGGCAAGCAGAGTGATGACGGCCTTCGTGCCCTTGTCTGACTTGGTCAGCTCAGTGACACGCGTAATCATCGCGTTCGAACCTGAACCAGCGAACTGGTTCACAAACGACATATTGCGAGCGACGCGCCAGAAATCACGGCTCCATGCCGTGAGTTGATCACTAGTCAGCGCCGCAAAATTAGTAAGAGCCATTTGGCTTCTCCTTTAAATTGCGTTTCAAATCTAGTAATGCACACGCATTACTAGGCTACAGCCGACTTTTGGTGCGGCTAAACCGTTACCCCGTATCGTGGGGTCACGACTTAGCGCGGGTTAACGAGGCGCGACCTCGGCGGGTTTTACGCCTGCGCAGGCGGGTCCGACGTTTTTTACGTGTCCGACACGGCTGAATATCGTTCCAGCAGACGAGTTCAGTTGCAAAATAGCAACATTAATACAAATTTGCAACTAGTTAATGCGAATATTATCAATAAGGGTATCTAGGCTTGGTTGGCTTCTTAGCCGACTTTTTAGCCTTATGGCTTTTTCCAGGCATCATGGTGCCATCCGGCATCCGATGCATAGGGCCCTTTCCGCCTTTCTTCTTCATCTTCATACGCTTATCTCCTGTGGTTAACGGTACCGCGCGGTCTTCTTGGCGATACGCTTGGGTTGCTTCGAGAACTGCTCGCCCTTGGCAAGCGAACGACGTTTGTTACGGGTAGTAGCAGCATACTCCTGAGGGGACAGCGCCTGCCGAGCTTTCTTCGGCAGGTACCGTTCGCCAGTCGCCTTCGAGCCCTGGGTGCTGTTCTTACCAGAACGAGTGCCCCAGTCCTCTTTAGTCCACTTCTTGAGGGACTTCTGTGACTTGGCTAACCCCATTACCTATAGCCTCCGCCTGACTTTTTGTACTCGACCGCTAGCATCTGTGCTTTGCGGGCGCTCCATTGGCCTGGTTTACCACCTTTACTACCAGCTTTAATGCGCTCAAAAATCTGTTTACGCATAGTCGGCTTGGTGTAATTACCAGCGGCATTGACCTTTGACTTAGTTTTAGCCATTACCACTTTACCTTGTTTGCCCAATACGCCGCAGACATCTTGCCCTTGGAAATATTATTAGCGTGGCGGGCTTTGAAGGACTCGCGGCGGTTACGGTATGAGTCGGACTCCCCTTTTTTACGGGGGGAGCCCCTGACGCCCTGTTGGCCAAACCGGATAGTTTTCACCTGATCCCCCGACTTGGCCACAACTACGTGGCTTTTGGTCGGATGGCTTGGTGTACGCTTAGGTTTGTTGTAGCCAGAGACACCGGCTCGGGCTAAACGTGAATCGCGACCGGCCATTAGAGAATATCTCCGCGCAAACGCTTAAGGGTAGCGGCAGGAAGAGCGTTAAACTCGTCTTCTGTCAACGTAGAAAGATCGATCGCTTTCTCGCCGCGTGCTGCAGAGCTCTCTCCCGGCATTTCGGGGGGTTGAGATTCAGCAGCTTTTAGTTTGCGGGCCACCTCTGCGCGCTTTTTGGCCACCTCATCGACGCTAGGTGCCTTCGGAGTCGGGGCGACAGCCAGGGAAGGAGTGGTGTCTCCGCTCATATCGATTAGATCATACTCCCGCAGGACAAATTTCGCTGCCTTAGACAGGGCCGCGACCGGGTTTTCGCCTTTAACAATAAAGGCGTCGCGCAGATCGATGACTTCCTGCGTGTACTTTTCGTTGTAATCAGGGCTAGCGCGGTCAAAAACAGGGAAATTGGCCTCCAGATCAGCTGCGGCCTGCTGCAAAGCAGATATCTGCTGGCTCTGAGTGACCTTCTGCTCCACTTTCTGCGTCAACTCGAACTCGAGCTGTGCGCGTTCCGCCTTGCGGATCTCGGCACGAAGGGCCGCAGCCTTCTCATGCTGACCGTCGAGCACCATATTCTGGTACTCCACCTCTTTTACCGCGAAATCGTAGCTCTCAGGAGCCGTTTCGGCAGCGGTTTTAGCCGCCATGAGGTCGTCGAGCTGCTTCTGCAGCGCTTTCTGCTTGGCCAACACCTCGTCTAGGCGCGATTTCGGCACCATCTTCTGCTTCGGCTCCGATTCTGGGGCTTTTTTCGCCTCCGCTTCCGGAACAACCGGAGCAACTTCCGGCGTTTCAAGCGGCGTCGGTTCGATCACCGGTTCAACTTCCGCCTTTGCCTCCGAAACTACTGGCGCTTCTGCCTCCTCGATGGCCGGTTCCGTGGCCGGTTCCGCAACTGCGGCTTTAATTTCTTCGCCGAGCCCAAAATTAAAGTCGAACTTCTGCTCCGGGGCCGCCTCAACGGGATCGGCACCGGGCATCACATCAAACGTCACGTCCTTCTTGTCGTCAGCCATGTATCAAACTCCTATTGGATACTTATTGCCGCATGTTTGGGATATTAACAGGGGGCGGCGGGCCCTGATTCTGCGTCTTGGCAGCGGTCTGCATGACTGTCGCAGCAATACGAGTCGCTGATGCAGTCTGATGCTGATTACGCCGCGTTTCATTAGTAAGCGAAGAAAGCTCACGCCGCAGCTCGAGCTCGCGCTCCTTGATTGCAATCTGCGCCTGGAGCTCCTGCATCTTGAGCTGGGGCTGAACGTCGGCGACATCCTGTACCTTGGCAATGTTGACCGCCGCTTCCGACTGCAACTTCTGAACCTCTGCCTGCAGTTTGACCAGCGTGAGCTGAACCTGCTGCATCGCCAGCTCCGCCTGCATAGCGTTGGCTTCCATCTGCTCCGGAGTCTGCTCGACACCCGTCATCATGCGGATACGCTTCGCAAGTTCTCCCTTACGGGCGAGGTGGCTGTACTCAATAATAGCGTCGTCCGGTATGGCTACGCCAACCTGACGAAGATTAATCGCCTCGGCGAACTGCATCTCATCGAACGAGTCGCGCGCAGGCGCAGTGCCGACGATTACGTCGTACTCGCCTAAAGTCAAATCATTAATCACGCGACCTTCCGGCGTCATTTCATTGACGACCATAGGCTCGCGCGGCTTCATTGGATCATCTTCGTTGGTGATCTGAATAACGCGCTGCTCGGTGTAGAACCGCTGCACGAGATTCAGCACCTTCTCCGCCAGGTACTGTCGAGTCTTACGCAGATTGTCGAGCGGCACCTGAATCATGATGACGCCGCGATTCTGCTTCGCCTGAATGGCGATGCCGGAGACCTCTGCGCTGTCCGACCCGAGCATCGAGTCATTCACGCCGCTGATAGTCTTGATGTTGAGCGCCGCCTTCTGACTGATGCGATCGAGCCCGGTCGGAATCTGATTAGGCTGAATCTTGGTCGGCGGTTGCGAACCACGGTTGTACTCGAGTATCAGGCCCGTCTCTGCGCCGTGCTCCTCTAGGTCGTCCGTCGTCATGCCGACGAGTGAGCCACTCTCAACCATCCAGCCACTGTTGGCGGTGGTGTTGACGATGTGCAGCTCCTGGCTCGCGATCTTGTTCAGCTGCTCCTGCGGAGACAACAGATTACGCACCATACCGAACGGACGGCCGCGACGGAAATACGCGAAGTAAGGGACGAGAGTGAAGTCTTCGTACGGCGACCAGTCGTCATGGAGCACGACCTTGTCGCACGTCACTGTCCAGCGCACTTTGCGCTTAATCTTACTGATGATCCCAAGGCCGTACTGCTTGGCGAACTTTTTCGTCTTCTGCTCGCCCCACTCTTCGGGGGCCTCGCGCTGATCCCCCGTGTTGGGATCAACAAAGAAATCTGCACGCCCCATCTTACGGTACTGCCGCTCGATGACACGTAGCGCCTTTACGTTTCGGTATTCTTCACTGCCAGGAACCGACGCTCTAAGATAGTCCTGCGTCGAGTCAGTCTTGCCGTAGCGAGTCTCTTCGTATTCGATTGAGTCGCGTCCGAATCCGTTGCCATTCTCGGCGACGAACCGTAGCGCTTCGGCTTTGTCTTCGCCGTACAGTTCCTCGATCTCGTCGAGGGTCATCCATTTAGTTTCAAAGACCTCGTTCCATGTCTTCGGATCATACTCCTTGGCATCCGGGTCAACCAGGATATCAATCGGGTCCTTGGCCGTGATGCGTACCTCACCTTCTACGTGGTCACTAAAGTCCATGCGGACATCAAAGTAACCACGGCCGTCCATGATGAGGCCGTCGCTGAACACCTGCTGCTCAACCCAGTCGAGCTTGTTGTTGTCGGCAATCTGCATGTACAGCTTGGTTAGGACGCTTGCAACGTCCTGGTCACCGCCACGGCGTGGCTTGAACTGAATATCAGCACGGCGCGTGGACTGTTCTCCGAGGACCGTGTTCACGGTCGGAAGAATAGTATTGATGGTCAGTGCTGGACGGCCCTCGGCCTCCAGAACTGCAAGAGCAGACTTGTCCCACTGGTCGCCGCGATAGAACGCGTCACATTTCTTCGCCATCTCAACGTACTGCAGATGCCCGTTATCGCGGGCGCGCACGTAGCGCTGCCACTGCGTGTGGGCGAGCTGTTGATCTTCAATAGACTGTGGTTTGATTTTGGCCATAATGGTTTACCGTGTGAGACGGGGTAAAACAGGCAACTGTCTAAGTGACGGTTGTTGAGGAAGCACGAGCTTTACCCCTGGCTCGTTCTTTTCCCACCAAGCTAGATATTGTTTCTCGCCGCCGAGATTTTTAATGTTTTGAGGGCTGGCGTAGAACGTCCATCCCTTTTCTTCGCTACCTTCCCAACGTCCTGCTGGAGGCGCTCCTTTTGATCTTGAATAGTCACTGTCTGTCGAATAAGTAGGGTGAGTCGGCAGCTTGAACCGATCTGATAAGTGGAACTTGCCATCTCCCGAGTTCATCTCCGGATCTAGTCCGGCTTCAAACGCAGCCTTCAAGTTATAGTCCGGGCTCTCCTGAAACCCGTACTTACTCTTCCAATCTTCGTAGGAAGTAACAGTGACTTTAGGTGTTGCCACGGTTAAGCACTCATCGCGGACTTTTGGCGCGGTCCACGAGCAATAGCTATGAGCCTATCCCGCCAAGAGGGCTCGCGAACAACAGGAGCTTGATACGTAGTAAACTCTGTCATCATGAGACCAATCCACGCCAACGCGTCGACTTGGTCATCATGCATACCATTTGGGAACCGCAGCAACTCAGCGATGAGCGGCCCAGAGAATGCTGCTTCCCTCGGGAAGAACACCATGCCCTGCTGCATACGTCCCTGAATGGCTCGGGCTCGAGCCTCCTTGTCACGCCGCCCAGTCTTCAGATCTTTGAAGTACGCCTCATAGAGCCCGCGCTCACGCACACGCTTCTCGAGGAACGGACCGAGGGCCATTTCGATGTGACCTTTTTCAATGCCAATGATCGACGGCTTCCACTGCTCGTAGAGATCGAGTATCCGCTCGACGATCTCGAAGCCATCCCAACGACCACGGACACAGTCCATTACATACATGTGATCGTCTTCGTCGATGCCAACGACAAGGCCGACGCTGTAATCGTTGCGGTCGTTCTTACCGATCGCGAGGTCCCAGGCACAGTAGTACCGCATCTCTTCGCGGTCGATCTCGTCGGCATCGTAGTACTGCACCATCGTTCTGGTGAAGTACTGACCGTCGTCGGCGACAGGATTCTGCTGATAGAGCGCAGACCAGTCTCGAGGACCTACCGCTTTTTCGATGCGGCGGAGCGAATCGACGTCGTACCTTTCCGGGTGGAGCGCTTCACCGGTTTTTCGGAACTCTTCGTCGTCTTCGGCGATGGCGGGATATCTAACGACTTCCCACTCGTCTCCACCTTGAATACCCGCTTTAAGAAGTCTTCCAGCCAAGTCATCATCGTGCCACCTCGTAAGAATGACGAGCACACCGCCGCCTGGCGCGAGACGTGTGTACGCGGTTGATGTATACCAATCCCAGTTCGCGTCGCGATTGTTCTGGCTTTCAGCGTCCTCGCGGTTCTTGACGGGGTCGTCGACCACAAGAACGTGCGCGCCTTTACCCGTGATACCGCCGCCGACACCTGCTGCGACGTAACCGCCGCCAGCAGTAGTCAGCCACGCTTCCGCGCTTTGACTATCCGGATCCAGACGCGTCTTGAATATCGCTTTATAGGTAGGCTCACGTAATACTTGACGAACCTTCCGAGAAAAACCCATCGCAAGCGAGCCTGAATACGAACAACTAATAAATTCGTGTTCAGGATTACGCCCCAGATGCCAAGCCGGGAATGCCACTGACGCAAGTGTCGACTTTCCATGACGCGGCGGCATAAAGAGCATAAGGCGCGGCGACTTTTGGTCCACCACGTCCCGAGAAAATTGTTCAAGTCGTTTACAAACATCTTTGTGCACCCACCCTGCAACGTAGTCTGTATTGTATTTTTCGACGAAGGGCAGTAATCTCTTTCGAGCGAGTAACCGGAACGCTAGTTCCCGTTTTGCCCTTTCTTCAACGCTAAGCTCCACCTCCCCCATATTTCTGTGCGTATCTTTATGCAAGGCGGGGTCCGGTAATGCTTCTGCACGATCAGCTTTACAATAGACACATATCCCCTCCACCTCGCTCGCAAACAAGGTTACAGGATGCAGGTTCCTGCACCGTCTGCACTTGCGAGTTGGAATCTCTTCTATCAAGTGGAGTCAGGCTCCAGATACTTCTCGTCTCTACCGACCAGCTTCAGCAGATCCTCATCAGACATCCGTTCCATGTGGGCCGGTGTCACGTTGATGTTGATCTGCGTCGCGTGGTCCGGAGCCGCCAAACCGTGGAGCTTGACTAATGAGTCGGTCGCGTTCTTCATCTCGGTAGACGTCGCTGCAGAGTTGTACGCATCCAGATACATCGAGTGCGCATGGACTCTGGTAAAATGCACCTCTTCACGGAACTGCTCCCTAAAGTAGTTCAACGCTTTGACCACGGCCGGGCGCTTCGCCGCATCGTATGCGGCTTGCGGAGTCGTATACCCCGCAGCACGACCGGCCGCTGCCGTCGTCATGCCACGAGACATATAAAGAACAAGACGCTCCTGCTGAGCAGTTAGATCCCCCAGTGACAGCCCCATGTAGGGCATGAATGACTGGAGTTCTACCTGTTCAGTGGACTGGAGTTCCTGGTTCTCTGACGGAGTCGGTACTGTCTCCAACGTTTATTACATCCAAGAACACGAAAACTGGTGCCTTATCTCCAAGCTTGCCGAGCTCAATCTTCATTAAATACTCTTTGAGGCTGGCGGCCTTAGGCTCCAGACCGAGGGCAATGGCCTCGGCCAGATAACCGTCGTACACCAGCACCTCGTTCCCGCCCCTAATGGCGGTACCAATAACGGCCGCTTCAAAGCCCTCTATAGCAAAGACCTGGACTTTTTGCAGCATTTATATTAGCCCCCCTAATGCTCAATCACAAGAGTATTGGTAAATTGTCTTAACCCACCAATAAAGCATGTCGAGCCCAAGGTCGTTTTTTAACACATTCGCACGATAGGCAACGAGCTGAACGTTACCAGGGACGTAGCCTAGCTGGCTATCTATCCGGTCGATGCTGGCGTTGAACTCCTTACGCCCCGTTCCGTCCAGGTGATGGGTAAGGATGACGCCGGATATTGCGCACTTACCCCCCTGCTTCTCCCACAGTTCCTTCAAGGACTCCGCCGTGATCGTGTAATCAGAGATACCACGTTCCGTGCTCGAGGACTTGTTCTTACGAATTAAGTACCGGAGATAGGTTTCATAGCCAGAGGACCGTGTTTTACGGTCGAGGGCCTTGGCACAGGCGCGACAGTAGCTGCGTTTGATCTCGCCCCTGTTGCGCGAGTGCCTATTGAACTGGTCCGGTGGCAACGACTTCTTGCACCTAACGCACGTTATGGGGTTCTCCATTCGTGGTTCGTGGTCTGTTGAAGAGTCGATTGCCGACCCCCTGCGTCAACAGAGTCGCCAGAGTATGCCAGAAAAAATTTTGCAAAAAAATTTTTGGATTTCACTTTTCGATGGTGGGGAGGGGGTGACTCAAAAACCCTATCTATACTGCTCACACATTCTCTCCCCTCTCCCAGAGCTAGGACCCCCGATCCCCGGAATCCAGATCTTGGAACCTTGTTTTCATCGTGTTCTTGGAACCTTGTCGCCCAGTAACCCCGGACGCTCATCGCTTCGCGATTCGCGGTCAGTAATTATTGTGTATATGTTCAATAACCAGCCCAGGAGGGCACATCAATGTCAGACATAAACAACCAGACCACCACCAACGAACAACAGGCCACTGAGCCCAGCACAATGGATAAGGTGCAAGCTCAAGCATCCAACCTCGTGACTGCTGCCAAGGAGAATCCGCAGCACACGACCAACATCCTTCTCGGCTTACTCACTCTTACAGAAATCCTCGACTAATCAATCACTGTCCTGAGCATGACGTAAAACTGCTCTCCTTCAATCTCAACTAAACACAGGGAACTATCGTGAAACTTTCAACAGCAATGCATCTTTCAACCGTTTTTAATCTGTTCCTAACCGGCTGGATTCTGTTCGCTTCTAACCCTAACGACTCGATCTATGGTCAAGCAGTATTTGCAGGGATTCTCTGTACAACTCTCTGCGCAGTTATGGGCACCCTAGCTGAAACTAAAGGTCACTAATCTCAACCAGCCCAGGAGGGCACATCAATGTCTATTTCAACCAACGCTCCTCGTATACCCGCCGCCAACACCGGCACATCCTTCGCCAACGCTCGTCGCCCCGACAAGCAAGATCCGCAGTACGTCGGTCTCGTACACGTCACTCAGCCTGGTATCTACAGAGTATCTACCTGGCTCAACACCAGCAAAGCAGGCAAACCATATCTCAGCCACCGGCTCACCCTTCAGCCCCCTGTTCAGGAGCAGCTCAACTTCGATCAGCTCCAGCAGCCTGAAGCCATCGAGCAGGCCATTGCCTAATCCCATCGGGGAGGGACCTCCAACCTCCCCATCCTATGTACGGAGTACCTACCATGTTGTCTCGCTTTACCGTTAACTTCCTCGTCTGTGTTGCCATTGTCCTGACTGTCGTCGGACTTATCTTCTCCCTACCTATCTTCATGCTAGGCCTCATCCTGGGCGGCATAGTTGTCGCCCTTGAACTAGCGATTGAGGACGTCTACAAGTTCTTCGCACGTCGTCGTCGTGAGCGCATGCTCAAGAAGTATGGTTCAACCTTCGGTGCCCGTGACCAATAGCCGTTAACCAAGAGCCACGGACCACGATCCGTGGCTCTTTAACCTCGGTTCAACGGCTACGTGCACGTGCCCCGTGGACCGTGAATCGTGAATCGTGGCCAGTGAAGCGTGCACCGTGGACCGTGCACAAAAGGCCCGACGTGGCTCTGTTGTATGAAAACAACAGTGTGTGCGATGTGTGCTGGAAATGTGTGCACTAAACTTTCCAGTAAAAACAAGCACTTAACACTGTGTGCTCTGAAAAGGGGGGGTTTCCAGTTTCTCTGGGAAACCAACACATTTTTTTAAGAGACATGCTCTTTTTTGTTTAGTACATAAAAATGACTGCACACACTGCACACAACTGATAAATAAGGAAAAATTACTGCACACAACAACTTTATTGCAGCACACATACCCCTGTTTGCTGCACACATTTGACTGTTCCCTGCACACACTACTGGTTGTATATCCAGTAGTTGTACCATTTTTATACTAGTGGCCACTAACCACTAATCACTAACCACGGACCACGCTCATCGCTTCGCGCTTCGTGATCAGTGTCCATTTGTGCACTTTAATCAATTAGCCAACGAGGTTAGCTAACCATGAAATTCATATCCAGAACTTCCGCCTATAACAAAAACATCCATCGCGTGCGCCTCGAGCCACACGAGATGGCGTACTCGGACTATCGCATTGTCACCCTTGTCGATAACAACGGTGAACTAACCGATGACCAGTGGGCATCGATCGAGAAAGGCGAGAAACACCCCGGCCACTTCGGTGGCGAGGTCCGCGCGTTCGCCAACGGCGAACTCGAAGTCACCGTGTACACCGACTGAGGTAACAACAGTGTTCAAAACCCAAACTATAGACAGCCAAGCACAACGCGACCTGGTCAACCTGCGCGTCTCACTCGCAAGGCTTGCCCAGATCGCCAATGTAGAAACCGATGAGCTATCCGTCCTTGGAAAGCCCTACGAAGTTCTCTACAAGATGGCTTGTGACAACCAAAGAGGTTGGCACAGGCTCATCATCCGAATATCCGATGTCATCGAACCAATCAACGTAACCAAAAAGACGGAGCCAACCAATGTTCCCGATAGGACAAATCGCCCCAACAGCTTCTAGCATCATCTATTACGACGACGTTCCTGCCACTACCATCGCTGAGTTCTACGAGTACGTCCTTGATAACATCAAGGACCCTGCACCAAACTTCTGTGCAGTTAGCCCAGAGCTGCCCATGAAAAGCGGAGCAGGTTGGTACGTAGGACGCTGTTGCTACAACTACGACGCTTCTTGCGGGCAATGGCGGTACGAGCCATACGACCGCACGTCGGATTACTTCTTGACCGAAGACGATGCCGCAGACCACGCGTCCTGGGCACGCTGGACATTTACCAATAAGGTGGAGAAATCCCCATGAACCCTTACGAAAAAGAGTCGATTATTTCTCACTACGAAGCTTTAGTAGCTTCTAACCACGCCGAAATAACCCGCCTCAACAAAACCATAAGTGATCTGAATGATAAGAAGTTCAAACTAGAAAACACTTTAATACTTGCAGAAATACTTGTATTTTCTATTGGCATAATTGTAGGTCTCTACATAGCCCGTTGGACATAACGCTCGACGCTTCGCGTCTCGCGGTCAGTATTATTTTTGTTCTTTAATCAAGGACTACTAACTATGAAACAGCTACCACTACCCATCCCACAATCAACCTTCGAACAACTGTTCAACAAAGCTAAACAGTTTACTAACTACTGTGTTCAACATCCTTCAGACGTATTGCTCGCAATCACACTTATCCTACTAATCGATATAGAAAACGACATCGACGAACTTGGAGAATAACCATGCGTGAGCGCAATCCACTCAATTTCAACACTGTCAACTGGGACTTGTTCACTGACTACGAACACCAGCTGACGGACCACGAATCATCGGACGTAGATCTCGAATCTACGCTCGAGGATATTAGTCGGACTAACGATCTGACTAACGAAACTAAGTACTACTAATCAACCACAGGTAACTCAAATGACTGTTAAAGACCAAAGCTTCATCCCCAATGTCATCGGCTATATGTCCGAGAAAAACACAACCATTGGCACCATCGCCAAGTTCGTCGAGTCGCAGCAAGCAAACGACCCGCTCGAGCGTATTGCTCTTGCGTTCTTCAGCTTGCAGCGTCAGCGCCAGGCCGCAGTTCGTGCGGAACTGGAGCAGGGCGTTCCGGTCGAAGGACCTCCGTTCAAGCCGGAGCGTCTTCTCACTTTCGTTCAGTCCGTGATGAATGGCGTCTGTTGGGCAGCGCGTCGTCTGTACATTGCAAACGACAAGCCTGACCTCGGCAACGGCATCGACTTCTCGCAAGACGTCGGTGACTGGGTAGGTGTCTACGCCAGCAACGAGCACATTCCGTCGCTTGTTGACAGTGACTTCATTGCACTGAACAAACTGCAGTCACTTCTGGCTGCCAAGATGGCGTATCTCACCGACATCAGCCCGCTCTACGTGTTCGAACAACGCACACGCGACGAGCACGGCAACTGGTACGTGGACAAGACTTGTGAAAACTTCCACGAAGCCATGCCTGTTATGGACTCGATTGTCTCCCGTCTCCAAGAGGAACAGGAAGCAAACGAAGTGAGTGACTTCATGAAGCAGCTCCGTGCTGCGTAATTAACCAACAACCAATGAGGTTGAGGAAAGGCCGGTTGTTGCCTTGACAAAAAGCAACCAAAAAAGCCTCCTACTCCTGAACCGGGTAGGGGGCTTTTTTTATGTAACTAGTTTAGAAAATAGGCAATTGCTATGTACCAGACCCAATATGACTTTGAAGAGGATAAAATACTTAGAGCTAATACTAATTACCGTGCCCTATGGGCCAGTGTTCTTTTACAAGCTATACGAGACGTAGACAACAAAGAAGAAAGGTACGAAGCCTTAGATTACTTACACAGTTTTTCTGAAAAAGAACGTTCATTTAATTGGATTTGCGATATGCTTGACCTAGACACAGAGCGCATCCGCACGCTGACACTAACACACACAGGCCGCCGTAAATTATTAGGCGGCAATGTAGGCAATAGAACTCTTGGTGTAAAAAGATACAAACCGCAGGATACAAAATAATGTCTTTCTTCTATACTGAATACGATGTAGGAAAACTTAAATACCAAATCAAACAACTAGAAGAAGAACTCAAACAGCAACTTTCACCAGACCCCAACTTTATGGTTTTTGAAATTTTAATATGCATAACCTGCACTTTGGCCGGTTATGTCTTAGGCGTTATTACTACTTAAACATGTAAACGTCCTTTAGTTTATGCAAACTTTTTTACCGTATCCCAACTACGCCCAATCAGCACTAATCCTAGACCGCCAACGCCTTGGAAAGCAGCGGGTAGAGTGCAAACAAATACTGCTTGCTATGCCAAAGACCACCGGCGGATGGCGCAATCACCCAGCTACCAACATGTGGCGCAACCACGAAATAGAGCTATGTCGGTATGGAGCCGCCATGTGCCGTGAATGGATATCTCGTGGGTATAACGACTCACTGCTGCTGTTTTTCGAAGACGCAGCAGATCAGTACAGCTCCGATGGACGCAATGACGCACCGCCCGCCTGGCTAGGCGAAGACGCATTGCACGCGTCTCATCGCAGCAACCTATTGCGCAAAGACCCTGTGTATTACGCTCGCTACAACTGGATCGAACCATCAAACTTACCCTACGTGTGGCCCGTATGAGTCTTGAAAAACATGTCAAAGCAGCCATTGAAAACTTAGTTTCAGATGGCTTCAACCCAGAGAAACTCGACAATTTTCTCAAGAACTTTACGCTAGCAATAGCGTACGTGCTTGGTTCAGTGCGAGCATCAACTAATAACCAAATCACCCAAGAAGAAATAGATCATTTAATCGACGGACTAGGGGACTTCATGAAACGAACATCACGAGACATTGAAAACGAATTTAAGTCCAACGTTCACTAATCATGAGCACTCTATGCGTTGAGTGCCAAGAACGCAGCGTGCCCGACGCACGAAAAGCGCTCGGCTACGAGCTCTGTCTACAGTGCGGCGAAGCGTCTGCTCGCAGAGTCAAACACACCATACTGCCATTACATAAAAGCAACTACATGGTCCCAGCTAACCGGGAAGAAATCAAAGGCTTCAATAATAAAGGAGGCTTTCACCGATGAGCATCATTTGGCTTGTTAAAGGAACTAAAGAGTTTGATCCTGGAGAATACTCAGAAATATTCGAATGGGGATTCACAGACGTAACGTCTGCCGAAAGAACTAAACGATACTGCGAAAGAATTTACCCATCCGCCAAATGGGAAACTACCGTACTTCGTGTCGATAGCTACAGCGAACTTGACATCACTCTTGGGTATTTAATCAGCCAACAACAAGCAGAGGAGATCTGACTATGGTTTGGAACCTTCGCTTTATTCATTTCGAAGACCCGTTTACTAACGATAGTTATATCGAACTAAGTGAAGTCTTTTACGACTCAAACGAAAACCCTGAAGGATACGCTCGCCCCCATCTTGTATTTGACTCAGCTGACGAAATCGAAATGTTCATCGAACGAGTTCGTGCTGCTGCCACAAAACCGTTTCTCACCGAAAACGAATTCCCAAAACGAGAAGACTTAGGCGATGAACAAATCTTCCACAACACTCAAGCCGAAAACTAAGTACTTCGGCTGGGACTACCGCAAAAACGTCCAACTACGTATGACAGGTAAAGAATGGCATATCTATACAAAACGGGAGCGTTTCAACTATGAACGTGGGAACGACGCCGTCACAGGAAATGCTTGCGAGATCTGGCTTGATGGTACAGACATCAATCACAAAAAACCTTAATAAATCTTGGTACTGGCGCTTAATAAACGTAATGTTTTACACACCTTACGATTGGCGCTGGGTTCCACCGCCAAACTGGCGTGCCAGTCGAGGCCACCGAGATTACTGGTAATTATCCATATAGGACACATCAATGGAATATTCAGAAAAGGAAACTAAAATAATCATTGACATTACCCGTGCTTTATCTGTAGAACCAGAGTTCGACGGATCTAAAATACTCTGGCGCAAAAACAAACACAAAAACCATGACGTACTAATTGACTTTGAGAAGGATGAACTTACCGTCGACAACAGTGACGGCATGTACATAAGCTATTCAAACTCACTTCTCTATCAGATAGCTGGGATTGCTCTTTTGAACGAATTTGCTTTCATAAGCAATTCTATTAACAATTAAAGAACCCTACAGGATCTAACTAACTATGGGCATATTAGAAGGCGCACTAGCCGCCATCGCAATAATATTTCTATTACTAAAGCTCAACCTTAAACGCATCGCTAAACACGACATTTTTCTTGACATCTGCCTGACGTTCTTTTTCATCTGGATATTCGCCGGCACTTTCGCTGGCATGATGGCAGGCCTTTGGGCCGGTGCCTTCATCTCAATATTCCTGTTCATTGCAAAACGACACGTCAAACACGAGGAACTACGTTGGGTTCGCACACGCAGTTTCCCGTACCGCAAATTTGCTTGGGTCGAAGTAATCGACATCAAGAAATAACGTGCCGCCTAATCAGCAGCTAGTCTGACCCGGACGATGAGAAGCGCCATGATAGGCGCGGGTGGTTCGGCAACAGCTTACCCGTAGCAATACGGATAGCCAATGATGCCTAGGCAGTAATGCTTACCGGCTAACCAACCGGGCGTTGGCAACACGACAGTCTCCTGTGGCCGTGAAGCGGATGCAAAGTTACCGCCGCACAGGGGAAGCACCCTAATTCACAACAAAGGACCAACTAATGCGTACTATTCGTCCCTCTCAACTCAAGTCAGAACTCCGTGCCAACGCGCTTGCTCGCGTGCCAACCATGATCTGGGGTCCTCCAGGTCTGGGTAAATCGCAAATTGTTTATCAGTTTGCTGAAGATCTTTTAGCCAAAGTCTTTGAGCTTCGTGCCAACCTGTTTGACCCTGTCGACGTTCGCGGCGGCCTCAAGGTAGTTGAGCAAGCCGACGGTTCATACCGCACAAGATACGGTGTGCCCGAGGATTATCCGGAAACCAACTACACCGGCACGGTAGTGCTGCTTATTGACGAGTTGCCCAATGCTCCAAAAGCCACACAGAACGCACTGCTGCAATTAACTCTTGATCGCAAGATTGGCACGTACGTCCTTCCGGAAAACACCATCATCGTAGCAGCTGGCAACCGAGCCCAGGATCGAGCCGCGATCCACGAAATGCCAACCCCGGTCAAGAACCGGTTTGCGCACTACACTCTCGAGCCGAACATCGACGACTGGGTAGCCTGGGCTTTACAACGCAACATTGACGACAGCATCGTGTCGTTCTTGCGTTACCGCCCTGGTCTCCTGCACAGCATGGATAACGCGGACTACGCGTTTCCGTCGCCCCGTACCTGGGAGATGGTCAACCGCAAACTGCCGTTCATGGAAGACATGTTCTACGGCGTTTCGTCTTTGATCGGCGACGGCCCTGCAGGCGAGTACCTCGCACATCGTGCAATCCGCAAGGATCTGCCGGACATCGACGATCTCATGCAGAACCCATCAACCACACGCGTACCCGGAGATCCTTCGACGCTTTACGCCATTGCTGGCGCACTGGCATCGAGGGTCGATCAAGGTAACTTCGACGCCATCATGCGTTACAACCGACGCATGCCTCGTGAGTTCCAAGTTGTATTGATTCGCGACTGCGTCGCAAAAGAGCGTCAGCTCCTGAATCACCCGGCGTTTAAATCATGGACGTCTGCTAACGTAGACGTTGTTATCTAACGGAGAACCCTATGGCTTCAGTAAGAATGACCAATGACTTACGTGACACAATTTATAACAAAGCTATGGAAGCTTTTAATTCGGCGCGGCCCGAACCTAAGCCAACTACAGAGCTTACTAATCTTGTTAGAGATGCTGTATTATCTTCGGAACCGTACAAAGCGTTAAAAGATCAATTTGATCGACAACACAGGTACTCTTTTAATTCGTTTGGCGGACCAACAAAAGGAATCAATAGGGAAGACTGCGCCCGTTTGTGTCTCAGCAGCAAAACAGGATTCCACTCAAATACCACCGAACAACTCGTATTCGAGTTTGTTCCAGCTTTTCCTATTTATAGGACAAACAGCTGGAGCATGCCCGAGTTCAACTTTGACGAACTTGGGCCACAAGTTCAGTCTCAACTGTTAAATGGCTGCAAACAAGCAGCACTCGACAAGCATCAGCACAGCATCGAAAGAGCAGACTACTCCACCAAGATTCGAAGCTTGCTCAAGCAATGTTCGACAGTAAAGCAGCTGCTACTTGCCTGGCCTGCTGGTGAGTCTTTCGTTCCTCACGAAGCCAAGACTCGCATGTACGAGCGCATCACCCGTGTTGCGCGCGCACAACAAATCAAGGAAGAAGTTCAGTTCGACGACGCATTTGTCAACGAAGTAGTACTCACAGCAAAACTCGTAGGAGGTTGATATGTCTGCCGAAGGCGCGCTAGTCAAAGCGCGTTCGCAGCTGTTAATGGACCAGCCGTTCTTCGGAACGTTGGCCATTCGTCTTCGCCCTGTGCAACGTGAAGATATTAAGACCGCAGCTACAGATGGTATTCATCTGTACTACGATCCTGCTTATATTCTTAAGCTAGATCCAATGCAGCTTCGTGGGCTCCTGGCTCACGAGGTTCTGCATTGTGTATTTAACCATCAGACACGTAGACAAGAACGTGATCACCAGCTGTGGAATATTGCTTGCGATTACGCAATCAACGACCACCTGATCGAATCAGGATTTATCCTGCCAAAAGGCGCTCTTTTAGACCCTGCCTACAAAGGTATGGGCGCGGAAGAAATTTACAACCTTATCAACAAAGAGCCCAGCAAACGCCCCAAGCCCTGCGCCTGGGGTATCGTGCTTGACGCAACAAGCGGCAGCCTTGAAGCAGGCTCTGCTGCTGAACAAGAGTCCAACTGGCAGATCGCCGTAGGCGAAGCTGCTGCTGTAGCCAAAGCACGTGGCAAACTCCCTGGTAACATCGAGCTCTTTATCTCGGAAATACTCCAACCCAAGGTTGACTGGCGCACGGTCCTCTGGCCGTTTTTCACGGAACTTAACCGAGACGACTATTCGTGGCGCAAGCCTCACCGAGCATGGATTTCAGAAGATGAATATCTTCCGTCTATGTACCAAGAGACCTGTGGCAAAGTTGCAGTCGTCAACGATTCTAGTGGATCCATTACAGACGAGCAGGGCGCTCAGTTCATCTCTGAAGTAGATGCAGTCATGGCTCAGGTCCAGCCGTCATCAATTGTCTGGATCCAAGCAGACGCCCAAGTCCAAGACGTAAAAGTTCTTGATACGGGTGAACGCTTAAAAGCGTCACAGCTTCCTTCGTTCAAAGGGCGTGGCGGTACAGCGTTTACGCCAGCGTTTGAATATTTGCGCGACAACCACCCGGACGTACAAGCTATTGTTTATCTTACTGATTTAGAAACAGGCGCAGAAGACTTTGCGTCCGCTGAAGAAGCAGCATGCGCTCCAACACTATGGGTATCCGTCAGCAAAAACCTTGTAGCGCCATTTGGCGAAACAGTTTATTTGTCTGCTTGAATCTAATCATCAGCACTATTAACCTACAAAACTCAGGAAGGAGTCTTTGATATGCCACGTATCAAAAAAACCTATATCTTTCCAAGGTCTCACACGACTAACGAAAAGATCAACATAACCAGTTTAACAATTACCATGGGCGCAGTCTCTAGAGACAAAACGCTCCAGAAAATGGGCGTCGAAATGGTAAACTCACTTTACACCAAATCACAGATGCAAGTCATGCGTCGCGCCAATGCGCTACTTGCTGTGCTCCGAGCCCATCAATAGTGGGCTTTTTTGAGCCCAACGATTTCAAAGTCCTCGAACTTCTTTCATCCGGCTATTCAATCCAAGAGATAGTCGAAAAGCTCGAAGTCTCTGAAGAATACGTACGTCAGATCATAACCATTATAGAAGACACGGTGCATGACTACCAAGGCTAAAACTCTGCTGACCCTCGACTTCGAGACTTATTACGACGCCAAGGTCAGCCTTACTAAAATGACCACAATGGAATATGTCAAGCACCCCATGTTTAAAGTCTGGGGTGTTGGCATCAAAGTCAACGACGAGCCTGCTGAATGGTACAGCGCAGACGAAGCCGAAGACGCCTTGCAGCAATTCGACTGGAATGACATTCAGCTGCTGTGCCACAACACGCTCTTCGACGGTTATATCTTGGCCAGACACTACGGTATTACACCGACGTACTACCTGGACACCGCTGCAATGGCACGCGGTTACTTCCCTGGTCTTAAAGCTTCATTGAAAGACACCAGCATTCGCCTTTTTCCAAACGACGAGTCAATGCGAAAAGGCGACGATCTGATCAAAGCCAAAGGCCTGTTTGATCTCCCACCAGAAATTGAATCTGACCTGGCCAAATACTGTTTACAGGATGTCGAACTTACCCACGCTATCTATCACAAGATGCTCGAGGGCTATCCAAACTCTGAGCTTGATCTCATCGACCTTACTACGCGCATGTTCTGTCGGCCAGTCTTGAAGATAGACCGAGAACGATTGATCGCGTACTACGATCAAGAAACCAAAAGCGCTGAAGATCTGATTACAAGCTCCGGTGCAACGCGCGAAATTCTTGCCAGCAACGATAAGTTTGTAGCTCATCTGGCTACGCTTGGCATTACTCCACCAACCAAGCGCAGTCCAACAACCGGCAAACAGATCCCAGCATTTGGCAAAAACGACGCGGGCTGGAAACAACTACGAGCGCTGTATCCACAGTACGAGCCCCTTTGGAACGCCCGTGCAGCTGCTAAGTCCCGCATCAACGAAACGAGGTCCCGTCGGTTCCTCGATGCAGTCCATGAAGACAACACAATCAGTGTTCCGCTGCGCTATTACGCAGCGCATACCGGTCGTTTTGGCGGTACCGAAAAGATTAACTTGCAGAATCTACCTCGAGGTAGCGAGCTACGCAAGTGCCTAATCGCACCAGACGACCACTTTCTTTATGTTGCTGACCTGTCCAACATTGAAGCGCGAATGCTTGCTTGGTTAGCCGGAGAAACGTCGCTGCTTGAGCAGTTTAGGATAGGTGATGATATATACAGTAACTTCGCTAGTCGTATTTACAACAAGCCGATTAATAAAAAAGACAACCCAACCGAGCGATTTGTAGGCAAGACCGCAATCCTCGGTCTTGGCTATGGCATGGGCCATAACAAATTTAAGCTGACATTAGAATCAGGTGCATCAGGTCCAACTACACAGATCTCCGAATCAGACGCAATCAACATTGTGTTCACCTATAGATCTACTTACTCCCAGATTACACTGCTTTGGGCACGGCTCGAGAACCTTCTGAAACAGTCACTTCATCGTGACAATCATGGAACTAGATACAGAGACATCCTTACCGTTACAGACCGGGCGTTGGTTTTGCCCAATGGGATGTCGCTTAAATACCACAACCTCGAACCGTCCCCCACGGGCCTGACCTATCAGACCCGCAATCAGATGCAAGAAGCGACATACGGCGGCCGAATAACCGAGAACGTTATCCAAGCATTGTCCAGAATAGTAATTACCGACAGCCTACTTAGGCTAAGCCGCTCCATTGACGGCGGCCAAATAGCACTCACCGTCCACGACGAAATCGTCATTGTAGCACCGGATAAAGATCCTGATGCTACAATGAAGTTGATCATTAAGGATCTATGCACACCTCCGCCCTGGGCACCAGATTTACCTCTAGCAGCCGAAGGCGGATACGACAGGAAATACAGTAAGTAATGTCGCGCTTGGTTCTAACAAGACGTCTTGGGCAATCAGTCGTTATCCATCGCGACAACAAAACCATTGCCACTGTAAAAGTATCCCGCGTAGATAGGTATAATGTACGACTGGCCTTTGTCGCCGAACCTACGATCGTTATAGATCGACAGGAAATATTCGACGAAGAAAATCCCTGCACTACCAAGGAGGAAAAGCAAGACTAATGCTTTTCCGGAGATTTTATGAAGGTTACGTTTTTGGAAGCCACGAACGGCTTCTCGCTGAGTAAGCATTACTTCACCAACGGTGACACAAGACCTTATCCCTATGTCAAAGACGTAACTTCACACGAGCATCCAATACAGGTTTCCCAGGCGGGCTTGGTCCAGCTGGAAGACCTTATTCGCACGCATTCAAACTCCGGGCACTGCATGCTCAAAGGCGCGCTTAAACGCGCGCTTGTCTCTGAAAGCCGCGCACAAAAAAGCGACCGGCTTGCCCTGAACGGGTTGCTTGTTCTTGATTTCGACGCAATCACATTGCCGCGTCGTATCATCAGATCAGCAAAGCTCACAGCAAACGACGTCCAGTTAATTGCTGAGCAGATCATTGCTGACCTACCAACCCAGCTGCACGACGTAAGCTACATAGCACAAGCATCAGCTAGTCTCGGCCTCAAGGGCGAGCGCATATCGATGCACATCTTTATGTTGCTGACCGTGCCAATGCCGCCTAAGTCAATCAAGCTTTGGCTGCAGCACGTCAACTACACGTCTGATCTTTTCAAGACGCAACTGACGCTCAGCGCCAATGGCCAGTCGCTGCGGTATCCGCTCGACGTATCAGTTGCAGACAACAGCAAGCTAATCTTCATTGCGCCGCCGACATTCGAAGACCCGCTACAGAACCCGTTTGTCTCTGATCAAGACCGTATCGTTCGTGTTGATCGAACGAATGCATCGTTCGACCTGGCGGCCTTGATGACGTCTCTAAATCCAGAGACAACGTTTCAAACTGGTCAAGCATTGAAAGATGAGTTGCGGCAGTCCGGCGGTATCAAGAAAAAATCAGCAAAGCTGCAGACAATGACCATTGACCACCAGGCCCAAGAAGTCTTGCTTAATCCGGACAAGATGTCTATTAGCATTGCCGACTCTTCAGCTATGCCATGGATCCGATGCAATATCAACGGCGGAGACAGCGGCGGGTATTACTTCAATATCGAACGTCCAACCTACATGTTCAATTTCAAGGACGAGCCGATATTCGAAATCGAAAGAGCCGACAAAGAATTTTACAAGAGCATATTCGAGCTCTTTAAGACGCACCTTGAAAAGTCTGGCAAGTCCAACTACCCAATCGTACTTCGCGACTACTACACAGACATCTACTACAACGGCGTGTACGACCCAAACCTCAACCAGTTCACGGAAGAGTTTCCGCTCGTGCCGACCAGCAAGACCAGTATCGAAGGTTTTATGCTGAGCCATGGACGGCCAGCACCCGACTTTGTCCGGGATGCACGTGTTGTCTTTAATCCAACATCAAACAGCGAGTCGATCGACTTCGAAAACGTACCGTATTTCGTCAACATGTACCGCAAGACCAAGTACATGCTTGACCCCAAAATTCCAAACAAGCCATTGGAATATGGCCACGCAAAACTGATCTCGAACGTCTGCCCACGTATCTACACGTTGGTACATCACGTACTAGGCAACGGCGACGCCGAGTTCGAGCACTTCATCAACTGGCTGTCGTACATCTTCCAGACCCGCCAAAAAGCCAAGACCGCTTGGGTCTTTGGCGGCGTACCCGGTACAGGTAAAGGTCTGTTCTACAGCAAAGTGCTTCGCCCGTTGTTTGGCAGCGAGCACGTACCAATGAAGGCGCTACAGAACATCGAAGAGCATTTCAACCTGTACATGCGCAACGCGCTGTTCCTAGTTGTCGACGAGTTCCACATGTCGTCGTCATCAATCGGCACAATGAAGATCGCCGACAAGCTCAAGAACCAGATCACGGAAGACACCATCACGATCCGCGCAATGCGGACCAACCAAGTGGAGATTCCAAACTACACGAATTTCATCTTCCTAACCAACAGGAACGACGCCATCAAGATCGAGGACGGCGATCGGCGGTACAACATCCCGCCCCGCCAGGAATGCAAGATCGAAGAGGCGTACCCCAAGCTTCTTAAAGAGCTCGACCTTATGACTGAAGAGCTTGACGCATTCGCTGGTTATCTGCAGACCTTCAAGATAGACGAACGCATGGTTCAGACTTGCATCGACAACACTGCCAAGAACCAAATGCGGCATGTATCGATGTCTATCATGGAAGAGTTTGCCGAAGCGCTAAAGCGAGGAGATTTGTTGTTTTTTAGCGACATCCTCGAGATTAACATTTCTAACGCGCAAAACATGAACGAAGTATCTACTGCGCAGCGCATCGTCAAAGGCTGGATTGCCTTAGCCAAGTTCACATATACGGTAATCCCAATGGAGCATTTGCGTACGGTTTTTCACGTACAAACCGAAGCAAACCCCCGTTTGTCACAGCGAGAATTCGCCAAGCAAATGAGTAAGTTTGGGATAGTGCCTAGCCGTAAGCGTATGCCAGGAGCCAGCCGAGAAACGCATCCTGTTACAGGCGTTGTTGTAAATTGGCAACAAGACGAGCTCGAGATTCAGAGACTAATCAAGGTCTACTTTGATGCAACAGACGAACGACAACTGTTGCAAAATCCAGACATTAGCTATACTAATACCAGTAATTACAACTGAGTATAGTCACTTTGAAAAACTTAACGCAGAGCTCCAGGCCGGACTCTGACGACGCTTTCCAAAAACCCGACAAATTCGGCCCTGTTTCTACGTGGTCTTATTCGGCTCTCAAGACTTTTGAAGAGTGTCCGTACAGGATCTTCATCCAACGCGTTAAAAAAATCCCTGAGCCCCCAAGCTCAGCAGCTGATCGCGGTACCGCGATACACAAACTAGCTGAAGAGTTCATAAAAGGCGAGATCGGCGAGCTTCCGCCAGAACTGGCCAAATTCGCAGACGACTTCCACGAGCTTCGCCACCTGTTTAGCGAAGCCAAAGTAGAAGTCGAAGGCGAATGGGGGTTCAGCATAGAGTGGGAAGCTGTAGGCTGGATGGTGCCGCAGACCTGGGCACGCATCAAACTTGACGCATTAGTGCATCAGGACGAGACCAGCGTCCGAGTCATCGACTTTAAGACAGGCAAAAAGTTCGGCAACGAAATACAACACTCACAGCAATGCTTGTTGTACGCTATTGCCGCTTTCTTCCGATTTCCGCTTATCGAGCTTGTGCAAACCGAGCTTTGGTATCTGGATAAAAGAGAGCGGACTATTCGCGCGTTTACTAGAACAGAAGCTATGCAGTTCGCACCAAGCTTCCATCGCAGGGGCGTCATCATGACAACCTGCGAAGACTTTGCCCCGACGCCTAGCAAAGACTCATGCAAATGGTGTCCGTACAGCAAAGGTGAGCACCCCGAGTGTACTTGGGGGATTAAATAAGTTCTCCTTTTAGCTCCTCTAAATGAGGAGCTTTTTTTGCGGGTATACATAGCCCACGTAGCCCAAGGAGAACTTATGGCTCTTTTCATGAGGTTGCTTGCAGCCTTAGAAATAGTTTTATTTCTCAAAAAGTTACGAGAACAAAATGACTCAACTGCAAATTATCAACGTTCAACTTCTATCCAATCGAACAAGATACCGCAAGAGCATCAAGCCCCCCAACGGCAAGATGCTCAAACCGGGAAGCAGTAATAAAAAACTCGGGGCCCTCGTCCGCAAAGGAATGTGGCGGGGGCTCCCGATCTTTTCCCTAACTCTCGAAGAACGTAAAACCTGCCCATCGCACTGCGAACAGTGGATGAACTGCTACGGCAACAACATGCCATTCGCTCATCGGTTTGACCACACCAATCCGTGGTTCGAGCTTTCCCTGGCCAATGAACTCGTTCAACTGTCCGAGAAACACAAACCAGGGTTCGTGGTCCGTTTGCACGTACTCGGCGACTTCTACTCCGAAGAGTACGTACGCTTCTGGCTTGGCATGATGTGCTCACTGCCACAGATCAAAGTATTCGGCTACACGCACCATCGCCACGACAGCACGATCGGCAGACTGATCGGCAACTTAAATCACACGTTCCCTCAGCGCTGGCGCGTCCGCTTCTCGGACGACCCCAACATGGAGTTTCGCTCCCAGGTTGTTGCGTCCGAGCAACACGCCGGTAACAATGGCATCGTCTGCCCCGAACAGCTCGGGCTCACGGAGTCCTGTGGCGACTGCGGCTACTGCTGGCATAGCGAAAAACCGGTTTATTTCCTTGAACATTAGTATTAGTTCCGCTAATATCGAAACCTTACTGAGATATTCCTAATGCTTAAACAGTTCGATCATCAAGTTAAAACTACTAATTTCCTACTTAAAACACCGCGAGCTCTCATCACGTCCGACCCTGGTACGGGTAAAACTCGCAGCGTTCTTGACGCCTACGTCAAGCGTAAAGAAGGGCGCATGCTTGTTCTTGCGCCGCTATCAATCTTGTCTGCCTCCTGGGCAGACGACATCAAAAAATTTCAACCTGGTCTTACGCATGTAGTTGCGTATGCCAAAAACCGAGAAGCTGCGTTTCTCGGCAACGCTGACGTTGTAATCACAAACCACGACGCAGCCAAGTGGCTCGCAAAAAACGAAAAACTCCTGGAAGGATTCTCAACGCTTTGCATCGACGAGTTCACAGCGTTCAAGAACAAAGACAGTCAGCGCAGTAAAGCAGTTGCCAAAATAGTTGCTAAGTTTCCGTACCGCATCGCCATGTCAGGTACGCCAAACAGCAACACCATCCTAGACATCTGGCATCCGACATTCATCGTGGACGACGGAGAACGGCTCGGAAAACGTTTCTATGGTTTCCGATCGGCGGTCTGCACTTCACGATTCAATGGCTTTGCCAACGAATGGGTCGACAAGACTGATGCCCAACAGATCGTTGCTGCAGCAATCAAAGACATCAACATTCGCTACCGTCTTGAAGACTGCATCGACATGCCAGAGCAATCTGTACATACAATGTGTGTACAACTAACGCCAGCCATCATGGAGCAGTATAAGCTTCTAGCCGAAGACTCTGTTCTTTACACCGGCAAAGCAACAATTAATGCAATCAACGCCGGTGCCCGCGTCAAGAAACTACTTCAGCTTTGCACTGGTGCCGTTTACACAGAAGACGGAATAGTTGCTGGAGTCCATGAAGAGCGTTACGAACTGGTGATGCAGCTCGTAAGTGAGCGCAAACACTCACTCGTAGCGTTCAACTGGCGGCACGAACGTGAGCATCTCACTAAGCTAGCTGACAAGATGAAGATAGAGTACGGCGTAATTGACGGCGACACGCCTGCCAATAAGCGCAAAGACATCGTCGATCGAATGCAAGCCGGGCAACTCCAGGTTGTATTCGCTCATCCTCAGTCAGCCGGTCACGGGTTAACCCTGACCACTGCTACCAGCGTTATCTGGGCGTCTCCAACGTACAACGCAGAACACTACCAACAGTTCAACCGCCGCATCTACCGCACCGGTCAGACCCAAAAGACCGAGGTTATACATATTGCTGCCAGCGATACCTGGGAACCAGACGTCTACACCAAGCTCGAGGGCAAGCTCGAGCGTATGGATGAGCTCCTTTCAATCCTAAACAAACTAACCCCTATGAGGAAAGCTTCGTGAATACAGCTGAAGTACTTGTCCCTTATGAAGTAGAGCAAGACCTGCTGCTCTCGCTCAGCATCAATGCTCTTATCGAAAAGCGCGCTGACTTCAAGCGCCAAATCGACAAACTAAACAAACAACTCAAGGAACTAAACGCATCACAAGACGAAATCGATCTTGCGCTGCTCAAGAAAATGGATAGCGAAGGGTTATCCCGGACTGCCAACGGCGACTATTCGGTATCCATCAATGAAGACACGGTCCCGGAAGTAGTCAATTGGGACGCCCTGTATGACTACGTCGTCGAGACCCGTGACTTCAGTTTGATTCAACGGAGGATTAGCTCAACGGCTTACCGAGAGCTGCTGAAGCTCGGGGAAGGAGTCCCCGGTCTTTCGCCCAGGGTCATCCGTAAAATCAACTTTCGTTCACTTTAACTAAAGGAAACTACATGTCTAAAATATCAAACGCTGTCGTCAAGGAAAAACCATCTACTTCAATTGTAATGGCTTCCAGTAGCGATTCATTACCCGCCCACATTGCCGAAGATGGTGGCACTGGCCTTGGCAACGAAAACGTCGGTCAGCACGTTACCATCCCTCGCGTCAAACTTCTTCAGAAGATGTCGGACGAAGTAGACAAGTACAACTCCAAGTACATTCCTGGAGCTGAGCCTGGTCATTTCCTCAACTCGCTGACCGGACACAACTACGGCGAAGCTCTGTACGTAGTCAGTCTGTTGTTCAAAAACGAGTACGTCGTATGGCGTACACGCGACGCTGGCGGCGGAATCCTTGGTTCGTTTACTTCTCAGTCCGCTGCGGAAGAAGCCATTAAGAAACAAGACAAACCGCAGGATTACACTATCACGGATACGCATTCGCACGTCCTACTGGTCAAAAATCCAGAAACCGGTGAGCTTGACCGTACGCCTGTAATCATGGACTTCTCAAGCTCAAAAATGCGCATCTCGCGCAATTGGAACTCGATGATTGGCCTCAAAGGCGGCAACCGTTTTGCCGGTCTATGGAAGCTAAAGTCTGTATCCGTAACCAACAAAGCCGGAGCGCAGTTCATGAACCTCGAGGCAGAGTGGGTCGGCTGGGCGACTAAAGAAGACTACGAGTACTCCAAAAGCGTTTACCTCGCACATGCCGGGCGCAACGCTGCCTAACATTGGCGAATGAACGAGCACGGTTTTATTCGAGCCGTGCACGCGGATCTTCCACCGGAAATCTTCCGGTGGAAGATTCACGACACATTTGCTGGCGGTGTCCCCGACGCGTTCTACGCGGGGCCTGCCAGCACACTCTTTGTCGAATACAAATACATAAAATCCCTACCTAAACGCAAATCAACGCTAATAAAAACTTGCCTTACACCTCAGCAAAAACACTGGCTAAACACGTTGTACGACTTGTCACAACCTGTTGCGCTAGTGGTTGGTGTTAGCAATCAAGCGTTAATACTATTAGACAAACGTTGGAATACTAATATTTCTAAAACCAACTTCCTTCAAGAAGCTGCGCCACGAAATCAAATAGCTTCTTGGATAGTACAGTTTTGCACGTTTAAAGATAAACAAAAGCCAAGGTAATCTACTGAGGATTCATGCAGTACGATAAAGAAAGCCCGCCAGGCTCCTGGCAACGAGAAATCGACTATAAACTCGACACCCCACAGAAACTATGGGCTGAGATCTACGAACTACGCAGTCGCATCCGTGCTTACCTTTACGAGATCGACCAGCTAAAAACACGCATCGACGAGCTTGAGTCGTCCAACTCGCACTGGCTAAAAGAGCCCTAAGAACATGAGCCACATCAAATACTCAAAAACCGTCCTTGAAAAAGTTATGGGAAAAACCCGTGCTATGAAGATACAACAGCGCCAGCTCACACCAGCGCTGCAAAAACTAGACAAAGGTTTTTCTGAGTTAATAGACGAGCTAATCGAACCCTTGATGGTAAAGCGAATGAAAGATGCTATTGCCACCTTGCAAAAAGACCGCAAACTACGAGCCAAAGGCCGGGGAACCCCAGTCTTTTTTATCGACAAAGACAACGACGTCCAAAAGATTGACGAATACGTAAAAGCACTGCAGACTGTCGTCTCTTACTACTCCAGTCCGTTTTAGGGGAGCCGGGTGTGGCCAGCAGCAATGTGTGGCCTCCACCGGATGCCTAGAGTGAGCAAACCCAACTATCTCACCCGGCTCTTCTTCTTACTCTTATTTTGTTTTATATCAGAATAGCGTGCCATGCCAGCACTAATACGCAAGCGCACAAGAGACGGCCGACTACGCTTTTACAACCTGCGTCATAGCCATTTGCGCCAGCCATAACCATTTTTTAACTCCTCCTGCAACCTAGCTAGGTACCACGCTGCCTTATCAACGTCTTCGGCTGGCTTGCCCTTATAGTTGTATCGCCACAAGTACTTCAGGATATTCCCTTTCAGATAACCCCTGAACTCAATAGGAGACATGCTAGCTTTTATAGCTTCGATACACTCGATCTCACCAGTGTTGTAATGCTTCGGCTTATTGACCACATCTTCCATAAGCAAACTCACTCCATCGATATCAACATGTGATGCAACAGATGCGACACTCGATCCACGAGCGGCTCGTCTGCTGAAAGTTCGTAGTAACCGGCCACGTCAAGAATTGCGTGGACCGCCTCGTGCAGAAATACCTGCTGCCTGTATGTTCCTTTAAGTGACGCCAGTAACTCAATCCTGTACTGCTCTGGCAGCCACATTCCTACGCAATCTTTGCCATGCTTCCATTTCCTGCGGGGGATATTAACTATTTCAATGTTATGCCCAGCTAGGCTAAACGCCTTTGGGATTCCGTCACTAATCCGCTTAACACCAGGCATACCGCCCCCTCACTTCATAGACGGTAATTTTACCCTTTCTTTTTAGGGGCAGAGTAGCCTTTAGACGGCTTCTTTTTTTCCATCTTAATTGGCTTAACCGGAGCATTAAGCACGCATTTCTTACCCTTGTGCATTGTCTTCTCCAACTGGTTTAGGGAACTTTTCTTTAACGGCGGCAACCTTGCGAGCCATTTCTTCAAGAGCCGCGCCGCCTTTCCATAAGGCGTCAAGCTGATCCTTGACGTCCGGATACGCATTCCGCCGTAGCTCGGCGTAGTCCTGCTTAACCCTGAGCTTCACACGGCACCTCCACGGTTCTGTCTAGGTGACGTACATTCAGCAGCGTCGCAACAACAGTCTGCGTGTAGTCCACCTCAAACTCAATCGAGTTCTCGTTCATTACTACTAACTCCGAGCCGACATAAATCACGGTCCCGGCTGGTATCCTTTCAATCTTGTTTTGCCCAATGGATACCCTGAACGGAGTACGCGGCAGCATCTTGCTAGCGGTGTGGTCATACCACACGTCGTTCGGGTTGATCCTTTCGTCCGTGTAGACAACAGCCGCTTCACTGCTGACATCGATAGACTCTGGACTGCCGTCGAGTACGTACTTGCATCTACCGTCTGTATCAAACACAGCCATGAAACTCATCTTTTTGCACCCAGCAGCGAGATAGTGCTGTTACGCAGCCAGCACGGGTTGCTTCCGTTTCCCATTGACAAATCTACACGACGACTACCAGTCAAAATTTTTATTCTTGCAGTCGTAATGTTTCTTGCCGTAAAGGTCATAGCAATCGGAAGAGAAGCCATTGTGTCTGCACCACTGTCAGTGCGAAGTCCTACTTGCTGCTGCGCCACAAGGCGATACCCAACGCCGGTGTCGAGAAGCATGAATATATGCTGACCGGAATCGTTGTACGTGTAGATTGATCCGTCGTGCGTTGCGTAGTACACAATCTGCACAGCGGCGGTAGCGTCAACGCCCACAGTTACCGTTGGGGTTTCTATGACGGTGATCGCGTTTGCAAACGTCGGCGCGGTATAAGTGATAACCCTAACGTGATCACCATTCCCTGCCCCTACAAAGACGAAGTCGTATATCGGGATACCATTCTCGTCGAAGTAAAGAAACTGATACTCGTAATCACCGTTATGTGAACCAACGAAGTTGTAGCTTTCATTTACCCCACTATTCGTCAACATGATCGCAGACGCGGTCGGTATGTATACATCATTCGCTGTGTACACCTCGGGCTGCGTGATTGCGTTGCCAGCAATCTTTATCGTGCTGACAGCGAGATCATCAATCTTTGCTGTCTTGATAGCAGCAGTATTGATCTGAGCCGCGTCAACGCCGAGATCGCGGATCTTCAGCCGGTTGCGGCCAATGCTTGGATCATAAACCGAGTCGAGCGTGACGTTGTCGATCGTAAGACGAGCAGTATCAATTGAGCCCGCCGTGATCTTGTCCGCATTAAGACTGGCAATGTTGGCGTTATCGATCTCACCGATGCCAATTTTGGCTTTCGTGATCGTACCGTTGCGAATGAACGCGTCGCTGATGTAGACACCAGCTGGTACTGCAACTCCGTTGATGGTGGTAGCAGTAGCTTGAACAATAAAAGGAACGATTGTCGCCTGACCGGGCGACGCAATCGAAAACCGATCAGCACGGACAATAAACTCAGAACTCGGCGCTGCGTTGTTAAGCGTCGAAGCAAGCCCAAAACCAGATACATGCCCGTTTAGATCAACCTTTACGGTGAACTGCCCGAACAAAGTACCATCAGCAGTTGCACGCGTCGTAGCTTCAGCCTGGATAGCCGCTGTGTTAGCGCCAACTGTAGCGTTAACTTGGTCAATGTACGAAGCTTGGGCTGTACCGTTAGGAAATATCTCGGTGTTTAACAGACTAACAGCGTTAGCTGTGGCCACAACACCAGTTGTAGCATTATTTACGGTACTCTGAAGAGCCGTAATTGAGCTACCTTGGGCTGTTATCGTACCTTCAGCACTAGTCACACGGCTGTCCAAAGCACTCAACGCCGTTGACGAAGCTCTGGTAGCAAGTCCAGTAGCAGGGTGATCAATAGTATTTTGCAATGACGTAATAGACGTCGATTGCGAAGTGTTTACTCCTTCTGCTGCTGTTACACGGCTATCCAAAGCACTTAACGCCGTTGACGAAGCTCTGGTAGCAAGTCCAGTAGTAGGGTGATCAATAGTATTTTGCAATGACGTAATAGACGTCGATTGCGAAGTGTTTACTCCTTCTGCTGCTGTTACACGGCTATCTAAAGCACTCAACGCCGTTGACGAAGCTCTGGTAGCAAGTCCAGTAGTGGGGTGATTTACAGCATTGCTCAACGAAGTGATCGATGAACTATTTGATACTATGTTTCCTTCTGCAGTTGAAACTCTAGTAGTTAATGCCCCAAGCGCAGTAGAAGTAGCAACTACCCCCGTCGTCGGATTCTCTACGGTACTTTTTAACCCCACAATAGCTTGCGCTGCTGCAGAAGTACTGTCCGATGTAACCGTATTAATCTCAACGATTTTAGAACCGTTGTTTTTTACTATGTCGCCTATGCTTGTATAGCTACCTAAAAGTGTCCAAAACGTAGTGTTAGTTGGCAAGTTACCAGTAGTCGAGCTTTTAGCTTCATACAGATTTGCGTTGTAAACAACAATGTCGCCTTTCTTGTAGGCAGTAGCATTGTTGTACTCCATAGCGTCATCGAGTAAAGCAATTGCAGCTGCACGAGCAGTGGCTTCTTGCGCTACACGCCATGCAACGGAGTTTGTTACTAAAGCACTGGCATCAATCAAATTGATCCGTTCGCCTAACGTATTAAACAACTGTGACTCAGTTATAGCCCCGGTCAAAACGGTAAGCAGCGCATCGACATCCGCTGCCGTTACTGCTTCATCGCCGTTGGCCGAGTGGAACGGGCCAGCAATATCGTACGTAGATACGTGGCGAGCCCAGTAGTAGTACGTCTTGCTCTGCCCAACCGGGTCAATGAAAGAAATACCAGAGCTAATGCCGACCAGCTGAGCATTACCAATGACGTTAGATGTATGTCGCCAGATTTCCGTGTGAGAGTGCGGCCCGTAGTTCGGGTAGTCCCAGAAGCAGGTAACAATCGAGTACCCGCCATTAGCCGAGAAGTTTGTCGGCGCAGTGGGCGTACCGTTCGCGGGAGGATCTGGGTCAGGATCAGCGGGCGGTTTACCAATTTGATACGGGTTGCTGCCGAGCTCTATAGCAAGACCAGAGTCCAGCAACTCACGAAACGTGACCGCTCGATCGCGGGCATCGCCGCGTTGACCGAGGCGAATCTGCAGAGCCTCAGAGATACTTTCCAGGTACCTACGAAGCGCCGGAGAAATATCCCCCGGCGGTTTACCTAAACCAGGTATCTCGGTCGCGTTTGTTGTACGCGCTTTGGTCATAAGCCAGCTATCTCATCCATGCTCTGGGCAAGGCAGACTTCATCGATCTCAACGGCCCCCGACACCTGGACCTCCCACACCTGAGCTAGCTTTGCAGGAAGACGCATCACAGGCTCACGTAATGATCCGGTCGTAGCGCCGTTTGGTACGGTAACGGTCTGGGTGTAAGTGTTGTTTGCAAACGACAAACTGTAGTGGGCGATCAACGTACCGTCCGCCCAGACCTTCACTGCAACCGGGTAAGCCTGAGCGTGCACGGACACCCAGCTCATGCTGGTTGGCTTCGGCAGAACGAGCTGCTTAGACTTCCAGGTGAGAGTGCGTTTTGTGCTACTGCCACGGTACTTGGCAATTTTGTTGTTGACGATTAGGTAAAGCTCACCGTCCTTCGGATTCATGTACCCGCCGCGTACCGCGTTAGCCGTGGTCAGTGTCGAGAGGGCTGCTTCCTCGGCCCGTGGATCGTATACAAAGCCCTTGTTGACCCCGCCCTCAGTCCAGAACGCCACGTAGGTGTTCTCGTGCCTAAAGGCACGGTAGGAGGTCGGAGCGAAGATGTCGGACCACTGCCTGGACGAGATCAACCCTTCGGTGACCACGCGCCCATCACCACTGCTCACGGCGCACAAACCGTCTGGTCCTGCGTAAAACAGGACCGACCCCATGTCGACCACGCTGTTCACGTTGATACAGGCCTGTGGCAGGTCAACACGAATCGCGGTCATCGCACTGGGGTCAGTTCCCGTGATGAAGTAGGGGGTGCCGTTGGTCAGAGCGACAACACCGTTGGCCACGGCCCCGATGGCCACGATGTCCTCCTCGACCGTGATCCGGTAATCCACCGGCCAGGCATGCGGAAGGAACGGTTCACTGACACAGAACCGTTTACCGGTGAACCCGGCAAACACGCCGTTTGCCACGGCTATCAGACCCTTCATCGGGCCGTCCGGGTACAGCGAGACGTTGTCGTCCGGGGGGCCAATCCAGGTCTCGCTTGGGAGCACTTCCCCAAGACCTGCTGACGGGGTCGTGTCGGCGTAGGTGGTAGTAGCCAAAGACACTTGGGCCAGGAACTGAAACGCCGTATTCGTGGAGCCGGTATTGGACCGGTAGATACGCTTTAACGAACCGTTGCCGAAGTTGTAGTTGCCACTCGGCAGCTGGTTGGCGGGCATCGTAATCGTGACCGTTTCGGTGTCCGTGCGCTCAATCGGCGCGGTAGCCGGGCTCGGAGGCCCTTCCTCGCCGAAGGCTGTTACGAAGGTGTAGACATAAGAGACATCGTCTGGAGTCTGATTCGGGTCTGCCGTACCGGTTTTAACTATGGTCGGCGCGTCGGCAGGGGCCGGAACTCCCAGGCGATAACTGTTGGCCGGGTACCCGGCGTTGCCAGATATAAGCGTACTGACCGTGCCGTAGCGCGGGTAGTCGTCGCCAGTAAAGTACAGGCGTGCCAGGGTGTCCCCTGGAATGGGACCAGGTACGGCCTTGACGCCGTCCTCGTCCCACTCAAGCCAGTTGATATCTCGATAGTAGTAGATCGACCGGCGAAGCCCACTCTGTAGGGTGTAGACCTCGGTGTCGTTCGTAGTCGGAGTCAGTCGCCCGGATTCAAAATCAATATTCTCAGCGGTCTGAGCAAACTGGTCATTTAAGAGGCGGGGGGATACGCCCGGTGCAATTCCGCTAAACCGGTCGCGTTTAAAGTAAGCCATGCGTACCTCATTTTAGTAGCAAGGTAGCAAGGATACCCGCCATGCTACAGATCAGTGTGAACCCAATCACGATTCCCCAGTGGTTAATATTCTCGATACCATCTTCTATCTTCTCTAACCGTCCATCGATGTTTTTAGACCGTTCTTCACACATCGCTTCATGGGCAGCGAGCTTAGAAGCAACCGCCCAGTACCGTTCGTCGGTAGGGGGTGAGCTTTCCAAGTAACGCTGATCAGCTGATCCGGCAGAGGAAGTGATATCCATTATGTTACCAAAGCTAATATTTGCAACAAAGCCCCGCCCTCATTGGGACGGGGCTTACCTGGTCTAATTGACCTTATTATCACCCTCCACCGACGGCGGTGGAAGCTGACCCTGCGCTTGCTGGTGAAGCTTGTTGATCAAGCCAGCCACAGCCTCGAATGGCTGCTTGGCAAGCGCTGCGATTAACAAGTTGCCTTCTTCCATCGTTACTTCAAACTTCAACGTACTCATCAAAATAAACTCCCGTTGTTGCTAAAACTAAAGCATATAATATTCCAGAGAGATATTAATGTCATTGTAAACGCTTTGGCTACCCGACGTTACTGTCACTCGCCAAGTTTCTACGAATCCATTATTGCAGTAATAGGCAGCAAAAATAGGGCGTTGGACATTGGTCTGACTAATCGTCATATCAAAAGATGCACTTATACGGGCCCAACTATAAGTGTAAACACCCGTACCACCGGTTATCGTTGGCTGTCCAACTTGCGTGTTTGTGCCCCCGCAGTAATCGTAGCCGTAAAACTGTCCATAGGCGAGTGACGGATACGTCACGACAAGCGTTGGAGTATTTGATTTCCCATGAAAATCTGAAAATGCAATTTGTCCGCTTGGAAACGTACCCGTCGAATGGCTCGTCCCTCGATAGGCATTCAAGTTGTGCCCACGACCAAACTCCGAATGGATTTGAGCCATAGAAATTTGACCACTTGGCGGCAGAGGCATTTGTTACCCGCCGGTCGGAGGCGTCGGAGGAGCCGGATCGGTCGGAGGCATCGGAGCGGCTTCAACAACTGGTTTCCACGGTAACCGCTTGTTCTCTAAAACAAGCTTCGACTTCTCTTTTTCCATGACCATTGCAACGTGATCTTTTATTGCGTTCGTAGTTGTGAGGTTCTCGACCCACCCTATGATCTGCGCTTCAGTCAACTGATCAAAAGCCGTGAAGTTATTCGGGTCAGCATCTGCCAACTCGCAACTTGTCGGCAAACTAAACTTTGCCCCGTCGTCTTCGCCGATAACGGTGAAGTTCACTTGTTTAATAACATCGGTCAAGTTTCCCTGCGATGCAGACATCGCATTGTTCACTCGATATGAAAACTCAATAGCCATTGCCGTCTCCTAAGTTAATGAACTTTTTTGCTGACAGATTCAATCAGCACCCGAAGTAAACCAATCTCTTCTTTTAACATTGCAATCTCTTCTTCGTGAATATTCACGCCCTCTACAAGAAGCGGCGTGATCTTGTCGTAGTTAATCGTTAGGTAATCAAGTTCATCTTGAGTACCGTCTGGATTAAGTTTGTTTGCAGACTTGTTAACAACTACCGCGTCGGGCAACACTTTTTCAACGTGTTGAGCAATCAATCCGACCTCTTCTTTTCCGACCGCAATAGGTAAATTGTACTGCTCGACCTTTTCGTTCCAATTGAATCGGTGTGCGCGGAACTGTCGGATAATATCTAAGGCTTCACGATTGACTCGCCTGATATTTGTCTTGAGTCTTTCGTCAGACCAATACGCAGACACATTTCCGGGGAAGTAACCGCTTCCGCTTTCGACATAGAATCTCCACGCGCCACCCACGTTACGGTGAAATCCGTATACGTCTGCATTCATCATTAACGAGGTGTCGCCCTCGAATTCAATCCCTCTCCATCCGTTACGACTGCCGTCTATTCGCCACGACCCATACGATCCGTTGTTCGGATAGAAATGCGCGCTGTTAGTACCCGAGTAAAAACCGTAGTGACCGCCTAGATGCACCCAACTGTTAAAGTTTCCGTAGTTACTAGCACCTTTTGTGATCTCAAATCCATTGTTGAGCCGCAAGTACCCCGCGTCGTAAAGCGCGTTTCCATTCAGGTAAACGGTGCCGTACAGCCAGTTGGTGCCGGTGCTGTATATGCCGTCTGGGTGATATGAAGCCGAACCAGTTCCTGCGACGTTACCCCAAGTGCGATACGATTGTGCGTAGACGGGGTTGCCCATGTACGTCCGATTAACGCCACCGCTGTATGCATGGTCGTGAACGCCGTTGGCGTTATTACCAATCAGAACAGAGCTAGTAGACCAGCCAAGAAATAGCGTTGTACCGCCTACTGTCCAGCCGCTTGTCGCCTCCAGATGCCGTGCTATATAGTTTGTGTTCGCACTAGCGTTTAGGGTTCCAGTTAAGGTTCCAGTTACAGTCCCAGAAAAAGTTCCGCCCCATCCGCCGTGGAGCGTCCCACCGCCGCCGGGATGACATTGGACTGCCCAGCCGCCGCCGTTATGCAGCAGACCAAAGTTTCCATTTGTTTCCGCGTACAAGTATCCGAGAATAGTCCCAGCATGACCATTGCGAAGGCGTATGCCAGTAGTGCCAGAGTACCCGACGTTCCAATACTGTCCGTCTGAGTAGAAGTGGTTTCCTGTGGCTTGGTTATACAACCCCTGACCACTATTGTTGTTGCGGAACCACCCGTTTGAGTAAACCTCCCCGGCGTATAGATTGTTTATCACCCGTACATGATTGTCGCCGTCACCAACAGAGAAAACAAAGTTTGAGTCGTATCCTGCGGCATAGAACTTATGACCACCGTATGCCTGATGCGCGTGATAGCGGATGCCCGTGTAGAAAGAAACGTCTAGCGGCTGAGTCCATGCGCCAGCGCGTTTTCCGATCCAGTAATTACTTCCACCGGGGTCGTGCAGCTCAATTCCTCTGCGAGCCGATGTGGCAACTGAACCTGTGATGTTGTAAGAAAGATTTATGACATCAGTGGTATTTAACGGCGAATATATGTATGTGTTGCCAGTCGCAAACGTGGCAATGGTTGTTCCATTGCTTGCCGCAACTCTGAAACCGGTTCCAAAGTACGCAACAAGCTCTTCCCAGTCGTCTGCAGCATTCCACAGGTAGTGGTTTGTGTCGCCGTTGGTGCGGAGGTAGAGGCGGCTGTCGCTCAGGGCTATATGGCTACTGAATGTTCCGCCGCTCTTCGGCATGAAGTAGTCGTGCAGCCACCCGTAACTGTTAGTCCATAAGTCGCCGCTGGTGCCAAGAATCATTCTGCGGTTAGCGTCCGCACTTCCACCGTGATACCAGATCGCGGAGTATCCGCCACCTCCATGTGGGTTATCGCTGCCGTCGGTGCGGAATATCAACGTGCGGCTGTTGCCGTAAATTTTAAACTGGTAGCTGTCAAATGAAGAACCGCCGTTGCTTGTGCGAAGCCAGTCGTCTGCTGAGTAGTAGCCGCCACCGTAATTGCCAAGTCGCTGTGCATAACCGGTGGCGTTAATTCCCCAAGTACCTGACGCGCCGCTACCGGTTAGCGATGGACTGTAGGAGGTGTAGTTGCCAGCGTGGAGAATTTCGCGCCAAGACAAGAATGTACCGTTGTCGCCATTTCTATTTCTGAATGCAAGTCGCCCAGTACCATCGCCATAAGAACCATTGAACTGAAGGTCATAGCCACCGGCAGGGAAATGCGCTAACGCACCGGTAAGTGGAGCGTTGTTTGAATAAGTGAAGTAAGAACGCGCCCAAGAACCTCCGACAACAGTATTAGCGTCTTTTCCGGGGTAGTTATCCCACCCAGCATAAGTCGTCTGAATGTAGTTGCCCCAGTTACCTGCGTGGAGGACTTGGTTACCGCCCTGCTGAAGCCCTTGTGGAAAATTGGCGACGCCGTTCGTTCCGATGTCAACCGCGTTCGTGCCACCATCACCACCGACATCAATGCGAAGTCCAGCGCCGATAGACTTGATAGAGCTGTAGTTGTAGTTCGTACCATCTGGCGGCGTGAGATGTAACATCCGCGTTACGGCGTTGTCCCAGATTTCAATCGTTGAACGCCACGCACCGGCATAGCTGCCGAAGGATGCCGGGTTGCTGCCGGACGGGCCGATGCGGAGTGCGCGTGCAGCTGATCCAGAGCTGCTGGTGCCGACGTAGATAGCGCCGGTAAGCGTGCCACCGGTCAGCGGCAGGGCGTAGCTGCCGAAGTTGCCAGCGTGAAGAGCGATGTTTCCGGTGATCCGTACCGTGTTTCCAACGGGATTTAACTCAAGCGGCTGACCCGAATGTGATTGGACATACGAGTATGAGCCATTGTTGCCAATGGAAAGAGTGAAGTTTCCTGCAACACTCGGATTAGATGTTGCATAAAGATAACGACCATCTAGTGTAGAGGTGTAGTTTCCGGCGTGGAGAATGGCGTTTCCGCTCGGACCCGTTAACGAACCCCCCTGCGGATTAAGTCGTATGTTGGTTGCGCTTAAATTGAGGGTTCCGTAACTACTTGTATCCCTGTTGTACGACAGGATGTACGACTCGCCACCGGAGACGCCGATTTCTGTGGCAAGACCCGTGTGTGTTCCAGAGTTGGTGTTATACCAACCAGTCGCTCTAATTTGCCCTTGACTTCTAAAATCAACAGAATTCGTAATTCCGGTAAGCGTCCCGCCGCTTAACGGCAGGGCGTAGCTGTTGTAGTTGGCGGTGTGGAGGACAAGATGCTGACTCCCTGTCGCATACATCTGACCTGATGTGTACCAGTTGCCAGACGGGTCGAGGAAAGCGTTACCGCTGCCTGTGAAGTTAACCGTTCGCCCACTTGCCCCTGCTGCTGCGCTGAAGAAGCGGAAGCCGCCAGCGTCGAAGCGGAGGTACGAAGCGGTGTCTCCGCTCGGCGCGATGTACTGTTCACTTGTAGCGGTATGCCGCACGTTGTAGCCGATGCCGCCATACGCGCCACCGCTGTACCCAGACGCTGCGCCGCGTCCTTCGGAGCCGCCGCTGCCGAGGTTGACGTTGAACGCGCCGATAGCGTCACGGAGATTAGACGCGGTCAAAGCCCCGCTGAACGACCCGGTCGTTCCAGTCAGTCCGCCAGTCAGCGTCCCGCCGGTTAACGGCAGATAGCTCGACAGCGACGAACTAGTGATATAGCCGCTCGGGTTGCTGCTGTTGTACGGCGTAAAGCCAAGTGCAGTCGTAACATCGCTCGAAGCAAGTGACGAGCCGGTGGTGACGCGACCCTTCGCGTCAACCGTCACCTTTGTGTAGGTGCCAGCGGTCGCTCCGCTGTTTGCAAGCGTCAAAGCGGTACTTGATCCAGTATTTCCAGAGCCTGTGACATCACCGGTAAAAGTCAACGAGCCAGACGGAAT